ACAAATCTATCAAATAAGTATTTGCTCCATGCATATGGCGACTGTGGATCTACAGGTGAATTTTCTTTAAACTCTTTATTATTACCATACAGACTGGCACTAGATGCATACATAAATGTTACACCAGAGATATCACATAATTCTAACATTTTAATACTAAATTCGTAATTTTGTTTTAATATTTTATCAACATCTTTTTCTGTTGTATCACTAATTGCTCCTAAATGAATTACTCTATCATGTTCTTTTGGATCTGGAAAACGACCGTCAATATATTCATAGCCCTTTACTATATGTCCTTTATGTGTAAAATAAGAGGATAAATTTTTACCTATAAACCCGTTACTTCCTGTAATTAAAATTCTCATATATTATTCGATTCTATTTTAATCCAAGACATACCACCTTGTCCTGTATTATTTTTATCTTGTTTTCTTATGTTTATTAAAGAAAAATTATGCTCTTCAATAAACTTTTTATGCATTGATAAAAAGTTAGGTATCTTATTTTCGTTTAACTTATTAACTAAAAGTTTTGTGTAATAAAACCCTTCAGGAAAGTTACTTAATCCATCTATAAAAATAGACGAATAGTCATTTATACTATAAAACGCCCATACCATTAATTTTTCAATAGTAGTAACCTCTCTATCAAAATCAGCAAATACACAATCAACATTACTAATTGGTTTAAATTCTATTTCTTTGTTTAATAAAGTAAAATGATTTTGTATTTCTATTTTTTCAACCATAGAATTAATAAACTCTGAATAAGTCTCACCAATTTGAGATACATATTCCATACCATTGTCAATGGTTATACATTTACCATATCCATTCTCTTTCATTGCAGAAGCAACTGCAAACGCAGTACAACCTAGTCCAGTACCGAACTCTACAAAAGTGTTATAATGTTTCATTTTAGTCAATGCATAAAAAAATAGTGAACTATCTTTAGTATTATATGCATCTCCAAAACGTTCTAAGTGAATTAGTAATTCTGAGTTCATTGTTTAATTTTCTTTATTAAGTCTGTTGTAGAATGTCCTTCTACTCTAGGAAATATAACGACCTTTGCCATCTCATTTCCTACAGTTGTTTCTACGGTATAGTCATCACCTTTTACAATAATATTTGGTTTAATTTTTTTAATAGTATCTATTGGAGTATCTTCGTCAAATATTATAACCTCATCTATAAACCCTAATTCCTCTAATGTTTCTTTTCTTTTAAGTTCATTATTAATAGGTCTATTTTCGCCCTTAAGACGTCTAACACTTGCATCACTATTAACACCCACCACAAGACGTTTACCTAGCTTGTGTGCGTGTCTAAGAAGCTTTAAATGACCAGTATGTAGTATATCAAACACACCATTAGTCCATACAATACCTCTATCCAAATCATCTAATGTTACTGGAACAACTCCTCGTTTTTCTACACTACGAGTGGCGGCATAACAAGCAAGTTCACAGGCAGAAGGAATACTTAATCCTTTATTATAAGCATAAACTATAACTGCTAAAACTATATCTCCTGCACCTGTAACATCTGATACTTCTTTTGTATCTTCTTTAAAATAATTATAATCGCCATTTTTATTTAAAACATGAATACCGTTTGCACCAGCAGTTACAATTAACCACGTCCAATTATGGTCACGCATATATTCTAATGCATAAGTTTTATTATACTTGCCATTCCATGATTCATATTCTTTCATGTTTGGCTTAACTAAAAATGCACCATCATAAAAACGTGCATCTTGTTTAGGATCAACAAATAATTTTATATCTGCTATACTTAATAAGTCTTCAATAGTATCTTCACTAACTGTTCCTTTATTATAGTCACTAATAATAACAATATCGTTAGCATAAACATTTTCTTTTAATCTATCAATTGCATCAAGCCCATAATAAACTTCTTCTCTATCCCAACGCAAAAGATGTTGTCCTGAATTCCCTACAAGTCTTGTTTTGGTAGTTGTTATTTTTAAATCACTAGCTAAATTAACAATTACATCAGTATTCTCTAATAACTTAAGAACCTTAATACCTTCTTTGTCTGTACCTATTGCTCCATATAACTCTATATCAACATTAATATTTTTTAGATTAATTGCTAAATTAGCCGCGCCACCTAAATTAAATGTTTGATGATGTTCATTCAAAATTAAAACATCAGCTTCGGGCGATACTCTATCAGCTTTACCGATAATCCAACGGTCTAGCATAATATCGCCATATACTTTAATCATTTTGTTCCATCAATGATACTAATTTAAAAACAGTTTCTAATTTTGTTAAATTTGCTTTATTTTGTAATGTATTACGTAGCCCTTGATGTAATGGTTTAGGCCAGTTATTAAAACTTACCCAAGCAAATCCATTATGCTCTTCATTTAATTTTGGAATGAATTCAGTTTTTATTACGCAAAGATAGGTATGGAAATTAAATTTATCATCTCTACTAACAAATGTTTCTAGAGGAATAGACTTTATTATAGTAGGTGGATCACCTATTTCTTCTTTAATTTCTCTTTGTAATGCTTGAAATGGTATTTCTTCACTTTCATTAGTACCACCAACAAGACCCCAAACGTTATTTTGTTTGCTTTGTACTCTATGTAAGAATAAAAATCTTTGTGTATCTAATGTGTAAAAGAGGGCACCACTACATATAATATTAGCTGACATACTAATAATTATGCTAAAGTGCTACTCGCCAAGTGCCTTTTCGGTATTCGCCTTCGAAACTTAATGTCCATTCTGTACCGTCCCATTTATATTGGATACCGGTATTAAGGTTGGTTGTATATTTTATATCTACAGTTGAATCAGATCCATCATTATCACTAGCATTGAATACTATAGTCCAAGCATTACCATCCCATTCAATTATATCATTTTCTGATGCAATTAAATCATTACCACTAATATCTTTCCAAGCATCTGCGCCATCTACATTTGTTTGGTCTCCAATATCACCTAGTAATAAAATTCTAACACCACTTTGTTTAATATTTGTAGGATTAGTTCTTGTTGGATCAATTATATAATCAATAGTTCCTTTAGTAATTGCTGGTCCTTCAAATACTGAATTAGTTGGAATAGTATCAGTATCCCAGTTTACAATAATTTGTGTTTCATCTAATTCATTAAGTGCAATAGTTCCTATAACACTACCTAAATCTAATCTGTTTAAATAAAGTTTACTTAACCCAGCTATGTATTCTCCAGGTAATGCATCTAAAATTACTCGCCAATTTATTTCACCAGCAATACCTTTATCACCTAATACAGCAATACTATTAGTTACTATTAAATCATAATCTTTAAATGTAGTAATTGCTAACGACACAGCATCGGCTCTAGTTGCTGTAGCTGACTTGTCATGTTTAGTACTTGTAGCATCATCACCTTTAACATCTTGTGATTCACTATCATCGTAACGTTTAAGTTCAGGTTGTGAAGCACCTAAATCAATTGTTCCTTTAGTTTCATCAAAAATACTCATTACAACACTTGTTATAACTCCTAATTTTTTAACTTTAGCAGGAGGTGATATCCAAATAGGAGTACTAAATCCTATTTGTGCAACATCAATCATACTTTCTGTACCGATAGGAATACTTCTAGTTGAGAATTGAATGTTTTCTAAATCTACTACACTTAAACTAGTCCAGTCGATATAATTATCAGTTGTTTGAATTTCTAAACTTGGATTAAACAATACTAATATTTGTTCTATTATTTGTAATTTTTGTTCTGTATTAGTTGACCAAATATCACAATTTACAACTAACTTAAATGGTGTTGGTGCTAATCGTTCTACGGTGTAATTATTTCCTTGTGTATTTAAATATTCTTCCCCGTCAGCATCATAACTTCTTTCACGTAAATGAATTTTTCCTGTATAAGTTGCATCGATAGTTCTACTTCTATCCATTTCTAATCCAGTTACATAAACACTTATTCTAGGAGCACTAGGTATTTTATTCTCGCTATTATCTCGTATGATATGGCCAACCTGACGGGTAATGTCACCATACATTACAGGTATTTGTGTTAAATTACCCTTACCATCTTTATAAGAAAAGTTACTAAACAACAGTATAAGTTGAGTAATATAACGTCTTATTTGTCCATCATAAAAATGTTGCATTAATTATCTGCCTTTGGTTTAAGTGCTTTAGACAACGGTTGACGTTCTTTAACAGTTTCTGTTCCTATCACATTTTCTTTAGCATTATTAATAAAACCAGTTTTTATTGTAGTTCTTGTATCTGTATTTGTTAACGTCATACGTACTGCATCTTCCATTTTAATCCACCTGTTCCCATCATACCTAAATAATCTATTAGGTAAGAAATCTGTTCTTAAGAAATAATCACCTTTAATTTGTAGTGTTGGAAATCCTATACCATGACCAAACGCTTCTCCATTTGGTGCTATACCATCACCTAATAAGTAACCATCATAACCATTTCGTTCAGGTGTTTGGTTAACTCTGTCTGCTAATAAAGTTGCCTGCGATGCATCTAATGTATCAATATCTGTTGTAACAAGTTCTGGTTTACCATCTTTATCAACTTGTAATGTATATAAATGTTGTGTTTCATAACCTGACTTAGGTGCATCAGCTTCTGCTTGAGCAACAACTGCCTCATTAATTTGCATTTCTTTTTCATACGTAGACAATACATCACGTAATGTATTAGCTGAACCTTCTTCTGCTGGTAGATCAAGTATTTCTTTAAACTCTTGACTATCTACAATTTGTTTCATTTTTACACGATACAAATGTGGATACCAAGTTTGACTAAATCCTTCAGCCGCCCTATTAACATCTTCAACAACATAAAAACGTTTTAGTGCAAGACTAAAGTCATTAAGTGCATGAGGATCTTTTAAATGAGGTAATTCTATTACATCACCTGACATAATTTTTCTACCTAATGTTTTAACACTATCATTAATGTGCATAGTCATAAACAATGTATCATTTTGTAGGAATAATCCAAACTGACTCATATCAAAGTCAATATCTTGTACATTGTAAATACCCCTAGTATGATAAATGTCAGGATCATACTTTCTATCCCTATTTTCAAGGAATAGCATATCTTGTATATTTGTTTCTTTTACTGCATCGTAACGGGGTTGATCAGCTGTAGCGGCAGTTTCTTCAGGATTTTGTGGTCCTAAATACTTGTGAATAAAAACGTCAGTTCCACCGACTTGAAACATCTCCCCAATGTGCTTATCTAGGAAGATATAATCGTCACCGCGTTCGGGCTTATATAGTGTGAGTCTAGGCATCGTAACAGTATTTATTCGATGTCGGTATCCGATAAATACATATGGAGAGCATACAATATGAGCGATTTAGCTACACAAAAACAAGAAGTATATGATTATGTAAACCTAAGCCTCGGTGGAGGAATGGTTGATGTTGAGCTTGATCCAGCTCATTATGAAGAAGCCCTTAAAAAGGCTTTTGCTAAATTTAGACAGCGTTCTGATAATTCAGTTGAAGAATCATATTTATTTTTACCAACAGTAATTGATCAAAATACTTATATTTTACCAGAAGAAGTAGTCGAAGTTAGACGTATACATAGACGTTCAATAGGATCACGCACTGGCGGTGGAGATGGTGGTACATTATTTGAACCATTTAATTTAGCATATACAAATACCTATCTATTAGCAAGTACAAATATGGGTGGGTTAGCTACATATGAATTATTTGCAGGATATCAAGAACTTGTTGGAAGAATGTTTGGTAGTTTTATTGAATTTAAATGGAATACAACTACTAAAGAATTAACAATATTACAACGTCCACGTGCTCAAGAAGAATTACTATTATATGCTTATAATTACCGTCCTGATAGCCAATTATTAAAAGACTATCTAGCTCACCAATGGTTAAAAGATTATACACTTGCTACTTGTAAATATATGCTTGGAGAAGCACGAAGCAAATTTGCCACAGTAGCTGGTCCACAAGGTGGTACATCACTTAATGGTGATGCTCTAAAACAAGAAGCTATTGCTGAAATACAGCAACTTGACGAAGAACTTAAAACACAGGTTGCGGGTGGTCAAGGATACGGCTTCTCAATTGGTTAAAATTACACTTGACATTTAACTAAATTCCTCGTATAATATAGTCATAATGAGGAATGATCAAATGGTAATCGGAATATGTGGGCTTATTAGCTCAGGTAAAGATACAATAGCGGATTATTTAATTAAAGAGCATAATTTCCAAAAAATCTCATTTGCAGACAAACTAAAAGATAGTGTAGCGGCTATGTTTGATTGGGATCGTGAACTACTTGATGGCAAAACTGCTGAAAGTAGAGACTGGCGTGAACAAAAAGACACGTATTGGACTAATGAAACAGGTAAGGAAATTACCCCACGATATGTGTTACAACTGTTTGGCACAGAATGTATGCGTAACGGATTTTATGACGGTATATGGGTTAGTTTAACTAAAAAGAAAATATTAGATAATCCAGATACAAACTATATTATTCCAGATACACGTTTCCCCAACGAAGCTAAAATGTTATATGAAATTAATGGAGAAGTTTGGCGTGTTAAACGAGGAGAAGATCCGAGTTGGTTTAGCGAATATCAAGAATTAGGTGTTGAACCTACTACCATACACCCTAGTGAATGGGCTTGGGCACAAACTAAATTTAAACATATTATCAACAATAATGGTACTATTGACGAACTTAAAGGTCAGGTACTAAATCTCCTTGTTTCCAAGTAATACCTTCTTTATATAAAATCTTACTACAATTTGCACAAATAGTTTTTAAATTTGATGTACGAACATTATTAAGGTTACCATCTATGTAGTAAACATGAAATTGTTCTTTATGCCTACTACGAAATCCACACTTATCACAAACACTTTTTTGTTTGTATCCAGCAAGAGCCCACTTAGGTAACCCGGGTTCTTTGCTTCCACGCTTGGCACAGTTCTCACAAAGACTTCGATAATAAGGAACGCCTGCCTTATAATAATTAATTGCTACCGGCTTTTTACCGCATTTGCATAAAGGTCTCATAGTAATATTTATACCTCCCCTTTTCATATCCCTTTTGTATCCTAAATTAGCGGATCATTCCGTGGTGTTTTTTGGTAATTCATATAAATACTAACAATAAGATGACTTATGTCCAACGGGAGAACATACAATGGCTAATTTAGTATCACCAGGCGTACAAGTTCAGGTTATAGACGAAAGTTTCTATACACCAGCTGAACCAGGTACAGTACCTATGATATTCTTTGTGTCTGCACAAGATAAGACAAATGGTGCAGGAACAGGAACAGCTACGGGTACAACACTGAAACAAGCAGGAACACCTTTCTTGCTAACATCACAAAGAGAATTAACAGAAACATTTGGAGATCCAAGTTTCTATACAGATACAAATAACAATCCAATTAATGGTAGTGAGATTAACGAATATGGGTTACAAGCGGCTTATTCATACTTAGGTGTGAGTAACAGAGCATGGGTAACTAGAGCTGACGTTAACACTTCAGAATTACTTGCGGCGGCAGTAGAGCCAGCGGCAGATCCTGCAGATGGAACATTTTGGTTTGATACAGGAAATACACTATGGGGTATATTTGAATGGAACGCTAACGCGGCTACTGTTACTGGTGGACAGACATTTACTAATAAAATACCTTACGTAATTACAGACGAAACTAAAGTAACAAGTGGCGAACCTAAGACATCCGTTGGTCAAGTAGGGGATTACGCCGTTGTTGCAACAACAACTTTAAACAAAGTATTTTATAAAAATGCAGATGGCGCCTGGGTACAACTAGGAACAGCTAACTGGATTAAATCACACGCGACAGTAACAGGAACAGAGAGCAATCCGACATTAACTGCTAACGCTACTATGAGTGTTAACACTACAACAGTAGATGTTGCGGCAGGAACTACATTAGCGGCTTTGGTAACTGTACTAAATGGCTTAGGTATTGCAGGCATAACTTCAGCGGTTGTTGATGGTAAATTTGAAATTTACTCAACAGGCGTAGATGTTGTATTAGCAACAAATGGATCAACATTACTTTCAGAAGTTGGTCTAACAGCTGATACATTTAAAGCACCTGCATTACAAATTGGTCCACATACTGATGTACCAGCATTTAAAATAAGTGACGGTGCTACAAAAAGACCAACAGGGTCTATATGGATTAAAACTACACAACCTAACTTAGGTGCTCGTTTTAGAGTTAAGAAATTTAACGGAACGACTGACCTTTGGGAAGATATTGTAGCTCCAATGTATGCTAATAATCACTCAGCATTGTTTAACTTAGACAAAGCTGGCGGTGGTGTTAATTTAGCAATTGGTTCTTTATATGTTAATTACAATAACGCTGAAACAACAGACGTTGTAGCTGACTTTAAAATCCATAGACGTGTTACTACAGGAAACACAACTATTACAAGTGATATAATTACAACTCAACTTACAGCTACCACTTATGCATTTAATATCCAAGAGTCAATTGTTGGAACAGAGGCTCTAGGAGCAGATGTAACAGTTAGTGTTACAACTACAGCGGCATCAAGTGATGCTGACGAAGTTGCAGGAGCAATTAACTCAGCAGGATTTACTAACATTGAAGCTTCAGTAGATGCTTCAAATAGAATTGTTATTTCACATAACGATGGTGGTGAATTCCGCATTAAAGATACAGGTGGCGTACTTAACTTGGCTGGATATACAGCTTATGTAGATTCAACAACAGGTACACCTAACTTATATACAGCACCAACTGGCGACAGTACACACGATTTTGTTGCAAGTAACTGGCAAGTATTAACTTATACAGCAGGATCAGATGCACCAACTGCCTTAACAACAGACAACCGTTTATGGTACAGTTCGATTGTTGATGAAGTTGACATAATGATTCACAATGGTACTACTTGGGTAGGATATCAAGATTCAACAAGTCCATTTTATGA